AGGAGTTGGTGATTCTGTAGGAGTAGGGGTCGGTGATTCTGTAGGAGTAGGGGTCGGTGATTCTGTAGGAGTAGGAGTTGGTGATTCTGTAGGAGTAGGGGTAAGAGTATTTGTCGGTGTAGGAGTAGGAGTATTAGTAGGAGTAGGAGTAAGAGTATTTGTCGGTGTAGGAGTAAGAGTATTAGTAGGTGTTGGTGTTGGTGTTATAGTTGGTGTAGGAGAAGGTGTAGGAGTTAGAGTATTAGAAGGAGTAGGTGTTGGAGAAGGTGTTGTGGTTGGTGTAGGAGAAGGTGTAGGAGTAGGGGAAGGTTCTGGTGTTCTTGTAGGAATTTGTTCTATTATAGTTTTTGTAGTTATATTAACATTTTTACTGTTTATATTAGTTAAACGAAAATTTCTGTCAGATGGTAATTTAAAATTAAAATCAGATTCTATTATCATAAAAACCTTATTCCTTCTTGGTTTACTTGCATTTCTAACAATTCGGTCAATTCTAAGTATCTATAAACAATATTGATTCTATATAAATTTTCATCAGGTTTTGGATAAACATCTACACGATTTAAGACAATTCTTGGCTCATATTGTTTTATTGTACTATATATAGTATCACCTATTTTTTTACCCATTATTGGTGTTACTTTTTCAAATAAAAACATATCTAAAGATGATCCAAATGTTGGATTTAAAATCATTTCACCTTTTTTTGTTGAAAAAATATTATAAATTGAGTTTTTTATAGCTTCTCTATTTGTTGATACTACTATATCATTAGAATATACTACATTTAAACCATTTCCAATTGATTTAGCCATTTCTAAATCAAGTTTTAAATCAGTAAAAATAGGCAAATTTGTATATTCTTTTTTCAAATCACCTTCGGGTAGATTTTTAAAACGAGGTTTTGATAAATTATCTAGTCGAACTGTAGCCATTTTAGGTAAATACTTATGGTAAATATTTATAATTATGAAAAAATTTAACAAATTTGATACATTGCTCGAAACTGCTTTCTCCCATTTTTCAAACGGTGGATTTAGAGAAGGCGCACCTGTTAAATTGCGTAGCGGCTTTTTTAACTCAGAATATTTTAAAAATCATTACAGTGGTCATGCTGAATTTTCGGAATGGCTTAAATCGATGGTAGATAATGATTATTTTTTCTTTATTAAAAGAGTAGTCGGCCATGGATCAATGCAAAATGTTAAAGATGCAAATGATAATGAGGGAGCAGGGGATGTATATCTTTTATTAAAATGTGATCCTAGAACAGTGCAGGTTGCTACTGAATTTTCCGAATTCACCGTACCTGGTGACTTTCATTGCGTTGAAGTTTTGAACTTTGGTCCAAATCTTCCACCAGTACAAGGAGTCCCAAACAAATACGAACAACCACTCGGCACTAAGCCAGAACCAGTTGTAATAAATGTAAACTTGGGCAATATGTCACAAGACAATTCTTTACCAACAAAGAATACTAACGTTTAAAAGCTCTTTTCTAGAGAAAGAATACAACAAAAGAAATTTATTTCATGATCTAATACTGTATTGTCTCTATACATGTATTCCCCCAACTCTAATAATATATCTTTCTTTTTTTGTTCCGACAATTTTAGATTAAAAACAATATCAAACATTTCTTTTAGAAGATTTTGGTAATTTGACTCAAAATTATTTTCTTCGGATATTATATATGTTCTAATATCTAAAATAGATTCCTTTTTAATCAAAGATTTTAAAATATTTTGAGCAATTCCCGATACAGGTGTTAATGTTGGGTTTAAGTTTAAATTACCATCAATTGAAAATTTTTGAAGGTCATTAATAACTCTTCTCAGATCGTAATTTCTTTTCTGTATGAAACTTTTTAACAAATCTTCTATATCATCAGGGATATTTACATTTTCATTTTTTAAAATATACAAACATCTTTTAACAGAGTTGTCTAGAGTAGGCTTTAAATTGAAAATTAGGCATCTGGACTCGATTGGCTCGATAATTTCATTATAATAATTTGCAGTAAGAATAAAACGAACATTTGAAGAATATTCTTCCATTACATTTCTAAGAATTCTTTGTCCTTCTTTGGTTAAGCCATCAGCCTCGTCTAATATAATAATTTTTATGTTACCATCGAAAGACTTTGTTTGAGCAAAAGAAATTACCTTTGTTCTAATGGTATCTACACCATTTTCATCAGATGCATTGATATAAAGGTATTGACACTTTAAAATGTCATTAACTATCATTTTTGCCAATGATGTTTTGCCACTACCTGCTCTCCCCCATAAAAAAAGATGAGGAGTATTTTCATCCAAATTACAAAAATACTTTAAGTTCTCTTCGCCGAGAACCATTTCACTAATATTAGTGGGCCTATACCTTTCTACCCACAAATTTTTATATTTACTCATACCATATATGATAAGGTACGATCAATGAAAAATCAATCAATAATTAGCTGTTTACCTTGAAAATCTTTACAGACAACTTCTAACATTTGTGGTTTTGATGTTTTTACATCATCGTTACATGTATCAGTATCTATATCAATTTCTTGTTGAATTTCATCAGTATCGTCTATAAGTATATTTGTATTCATAGTAATTATATTTACTATATTTATTCATAAAACAATGGACAACAATGATGAAATAAACAACATAATAGAACAATTGAAAAGTGATTCTGTTGTATCTGATATAATTCCAGTCGAAAATCAAAGATCAGAAAAAGTTACTGATGATAATGTGGATACTTTTGTGTATGGTAAGACCGTTGAACTGGTAAATGCGAGTCTAGGAGCAGTACAAACCATCAGAGATAGTGTATTAACAGGAGTTGATCCAAAAGAAATTTCAGCATTATCTCAATTGATAAATGCCACAACAAAAGCATTGGATACATTAAATCAAATAAATTTACAAAACAAAAAAAGTAAGAGTAATGTTGAAATAAAGAAAATGGAATTAGAAGCAAATAAAATGATAGCATCTAAAATACCACAAACTACCAATATATTAATAGCTTCTAGGGATGAAATATTAAAAGGAATGTCTGGTAAAAAAGATTTGTTAAAAGATAGTGATATAATAGATATAGAAGAATAATAAATAAGTATTAATATGAGATTTGATACTTTAGTAGAACAATTATTAACAGAAATGCCACATTTAAGTTTTGACCATAGAGGTCAAATAGTTTCTGTGGATTTAAAAATTGAAAATTTTAAAATGAATTATGATGGGTTTGTTCAACATGTTAAAAATATTTTGAATAAACTTAATGACGAAAATGTTAAAAACAAGTTTATAGAAGAATTAAAACAAAATAAACATTTAAATTTGGCACTCGAAAAAATGTTTAATATAAAATTTGAAAATTTTTTACAAAATATTTTAAATTAATTTTATTTAAATTTAAAAAAACATAAAAAAAACCTCACTTCCGAAGAAGTGAGGTTTTTTTGTGAGTCTTTCGACCTGTCTGCGTAACTTAGAGATAGATACGGCCAGTGTCAGGAGCAAAAGCATTGCCAAGACCTTTAACAATGATGATGTGGTAGTAGAGATTCGCACCGAAGATGTGATCAACTACTCCATATCTTGTCATAAGACCTACTCTTGGAGAGAAGTCATTAGGACCAATTGTTCTTTGGATCATGACAGGAATATATGGACAATAGACAATGCCAGTGTCATAATATTCTGTGCCTTTGAAACCTAAAAGGGCGTATTCTAAAGAGTTAGCGCGTTGGCCATCAAGATACTGAGCATCTGTACGAGTGTCGCGGTAGACAGTAAAACGTCCGCCAAGATTACCAACTTTGGCAATGCCTGTTGGTTGTGTGTTGACGTTGCCGTTTACTGGCATCCACTGAAACTCTGGTAACATCTCAAGAATAGCGCAAACGCGAGGTGTGGCGATAACAAAGTTAGCGGCACCACGGCGGTTACGAATTGCGATGCGGTTAGCCTCGACAATTATCTTGCTGTAGAAGTCACGATTACGCTCACCAAGCCAACGGGCGTCGGCTGATGCTGCGTACCAGAAGCTGTATCCATTTCCTGCTCCCGCATTGAGGGCTACTTGGACCATTCTCATTACCATTTCACGGTCGATCTCGGCCTGAATTTCATACGACATAGCGTTTGTCAATTCACCATCGATATCAAGACCATTCATGTTTTTCAAGTCCTGCTCAAGCTCAACAGACCAACGAGCGGCGAGGCGGCGTGTGCCAGCTTCGACAGCTGTTTTGCTGAACTCAACAGTAACTTGAGGAATGTTTCCTGTTAATTCAAACTGACTCAAGATAGCAGCAACACCCTTGTCAGAGTCGAGAACCTCGAAATCTGCTGTTGAAGTGTAATTTGCGCTTGTGCCAGTGAATCTTGTATCCAAATACTGATAGCCTACTTCTTTGCCATCGATTCCAGAACGTTGAATACCTGCACCGAAGGTGGTTGCACCTGGTGTGGCATGTCCGTCTAAACCGTTAGCACCTAAGCTATCAGCCTCATAGCGGTAACGAAGAGCGAAGGCCAATCCGACTGGTCCACTCATTGGCTGAACACCGACGATCTCGTTTGTGATCAACTCAGGGAATGTACGACGAACCATTGGTATTAAAACCTTTGGTAAGCGTTGATCTCCTGTTGCGTAACGATCTCCTGCGGTAACCGTTCCAGGAGGTGAATAAAGGGATGTGCCAGGTGAGCCAAAAGCTCCACCAGCACCAGCAGTATTACCTGCTTCCTCGATACACCATCTTTCTTGGTTTTCCATAAGGATCGCTGTTGTTAAACGTGCATGTTCGTCTTCGATAGCACCAACTTTGTCGGAGCTATAGTTGAGAACTGGTGCCCATTTTTCAACAAGCTGTTGAGCGCGATTGCGATCAATGTAGCCTGTGGCTGGATTAACATTACTCATATTATTATTTTACCTTTCTATGGATATAGAATTCAAGAAAAACGACAGTTCTTCTTCAACTTAAAATCTTTTAAGTTCACTAAGATATCCGTTAACTGGCGAAGGGGTTGATGTTTCCGCTGATGTAGACTCTTTTACAAGAGTTTTAGCAGGAACCTTAACGTTTTTGCTTACAGCTTGACGTTTAGCCTCTTCGACAAGTGAAGAAGATTGCTCTTCCTCACTACGTTCGAACATCTCAACGACATAGTTAAAATTCTCATTAATATATGAGGCATCTTTGTCGTTCAATAAATTGAAAATAAATTCTTTTTTAGCATTTGGCATTCCTTTTGTTTTCTTTTCCAAAAGGATTTCTGTATTATTGATTTTAATTTTTTCAACTAATACATGATTTTCTTTATAAGCTTCGTTTAACTTTTCAGTAAGCTCATCAATTCTATTTTTGCCTTCAGCAACAATTGTTTTAATGCCGTTATCGATATAATTTGGATCGATACCAACCAAACCTCTAATTTTGTCGAGTTGTTTACGAGCATATGTATTTTTTACAGCTTCTTCCAATTGTAAAGAAGGAACTGTTTTGTTTAAATATAAATCTAAATAATTACTAATTTCAGAAACAAGTTTTGAAGAAAAGTTGTTTGCTTTTTCTTTGATAGATTTGCGGTAAAATCTAATCACGTCTTTTAATTTGTCTGTGTGATTTTCTGTAATAGCAGTTACAACTTTTTGTAATTTATCAGAATGATCTTTGTCGATTGCTTCTAAAAGATTTTTAAGTTTTTCAGCGTGTTCTTCGTCTTGCTTATTTAAAGCACCTTCGAGTTCTAAAGTAACTCTGGAGTTTACTTTTTCATCAACTGCTGTCTCGAAAGCTTCTGTAATAGCTTTGGCTGTTTCTTCGTTGATTACACCTTCATCGACTTGTTTTAAGATTTCTGCAAATTTATTCATAATCTGTATATTATTATTTACCTTTGTTGAATTACATTTATTAAAGTTTTTTTAACGTATAACCACCGTGGTCATCAACGAACCAAACTTTTGGATAAAAACTTTCTTGATCCATACGTTTTCTCAAAAAATTTTCAGCATCTTCTTCATCGCCGAATGTTGCTAAATGTTTACCGCCATAAATTGAGACATCTGTTCTGCCTCCTAATGTTCCGGAACTACTAATAATATAATCCTCTTCTTCTGGTTGTTCTTCTGACAGATTTGGAATCCTATCTTGAGTATCTTCAGGTTCTGAGAAATCACCGAAATCTTGGTCATCCAATTTAGAAGCTAAAAAATTATCTGCATTTTCTTTAAGTTTAACAACTTTTTTGTTTTTTTTCAAATTGCCATGCTTTTCGCAAGAACATTTGTCATGCATTTTTTTAATTTTTGTTTTTAACTTTTTTTCAATCAAATTTTCTAATGTTTCATTTGCATTGGAATAATTTTTTTCAAAAAGTTGAGTAATAAATTTTGAAACCAAAGTTTTTTCTACTTTTTTGTTTTTCGATGTACTAGAATTCATATGTTATTATTTATCTCGAATAATATTCATTTATATGCTTTTTAAACCATTAATAAATATAATAAACTGTTCTTTTAAATATGCATCTCTATCTTTACTCGGTAAGCTAGAGATAGCTTTTTCAAATTTTTCATAAAATGGTTCAAATTCTCCGTTATTTGCGAGTACCCATTTTTTAGATTCCAAGATACCATTAACAAAAGCAGTAGGAACAGATGGATCAGCAACAACATCAATTGCTACTAATCTAAAATCGGATACAACGCCTATTCCTTGTTTATTATTATCGACTCTTCCTAATGCTCTCGAAGATACACCAAGTTTTACACCATCCATTATCAATGAACGAACAACCTGACCCATGGGAGTAGAAAGAATTTTGGATTTACCTTCAAAAATATCACCGTTTTGTTTTAATTCTGTTACCATATGGCAAGCTCTTTCTAAATTGACTTCTGGTGTTGTTGGATGATTTAATTCTCCAGTTGCTCTATTGTTTACAATCATTTCAGAAGTATATCTATTAACTTCTTCGATCATTTGATTTCTTGGATAGATTCTGTTGTTTCTGTTAGGTTTATCGGCCATCAAAAATGGTCCTTGGATAAACATGTTTGAAGGGGAGTTTCTATTTTTCTCTTCCACCAAGTAATTTAACTCATAACTAGGTGATTCAACTAACAGATTATAGGCATTGCTCATATATCAAATATTACTTATACTACCAATATTCATTTTAAATGCTTTTCGTTTAAAATAAAAAATAAATATCCTTTTTTATTTGCATATTGTTTAGCAGCTTGCCATTTGGCAGTATTTACTGCATATTGATATTTTTCATAAATCATTGTTTTTTGAGACTTTTTATTTGTAACTGTTGGCGGATGTGTTTGTTTTTCTGGTTTAACCTCAACTAATACTTTTTTTGTAGTGCCATCTTTCATTTTTATTTCAGCGACCATGTCTATGAAATATCTATGAACTTTACCATCTAATGGAGATTGATAAGGAATCACAACAGATTCAGATCCCCAAGATAAAACATTTGGACTATTGTCAAAATATCTCATAGAAAGTAATTCCAAACCACTTCTATATATTATTGGAGTAGTACCTTTGTATTTTTTAAGATTTTTTGGATTAAAAATACCTTGTTTGTAATTTGTATTTTTTCTTCCAAGTTTTTTCATTTTAACCCACAAAAAATCTAACAGGATCAGTATCTACGTAATTTGACATTAGTTCTTTTTCTAATTCGTCTTTTTCTTTTTCGCCCTGTCTCATCACGTCTTGATAATTAACAGTTTGTCCGCCAAATAAACTAGTTCCTCCGTATTTTCCTCTAGTGTGACCTATTGATATTTTTGTTAATGCTGTCGTATATCTAAAAACCCATAATTGAGAAACCAAATCACGAATAGGTTTTTGAACCTTGCAACCAATTAAACCAAAATAAACATTTGATGTATTTGGTTCTGGAATTAGTTTTAACATTTGTGTATCTGGATTAAATCTAAAATAAGGCTTTAATGCTAAAAGTTTTTCTCTAGTATCTAACCAATCTTTTAAAACATGCCAAGTAACTAAATCATATCCAACATTTCCCAACAAATGACCAAAATATGCTTGTTGTGCAATAGTATGTTCAATAGTGAACAAAGTATTCACACCACTAGTGTTACCTTGCTCCAAAGAAAAAACATCTACTACTTTTCTATAGTCATCTAAATCAAAATCATATCCGTCTGGATTTTCCGGTTGAGACGGATCACTTGAATTGTTAAGTTCTGGTGTTATTGAAAACAATCTATCGATTTTTAAACCAACTCCTCTTCTATATAAATCAGATCTAAAAATTAAATATTCTTCTGTTACACCTGAAAATTTTGTGAACCATTCTATAGCAATATCAATTAGTTCATACATCTGTTCACTACTAATTTCGATTTCAATTAAAGGTTCTCCAAGAGTTCTACGAACTCTTTGGGCTAAATGATCATAGCTTTTTATTTTTGAATTAAAAGTGGTACTACCGTGATATGAATTTGGTAAAACAGACATATAATATATTTATTAAAAAAATATTGTTATTCGTAGAATATATATTATTCCTCAACAACTTCATCATAAGTTTCTACCCAATTTGATGTTAGGGTTTGTATGATGTTTAATTCATTAACTTCTTCTAAATTTAAATAATTTGTTGAATTCGATATTACGTTTGTAGAAACAGATTCGTATTTTTCTAAATTTGAACTTAATCTGTTTATAAAACTGTTTATTACATGAAATGGCGCAAGGGCATCATTAACAATAACACTTATATTGTTTTGTGGTGGATTTTCTATTACGATAGTAGTATTACAGCAACTAGAGGACATAATACTATTTATACTTTTTATATCATGCTTGTGGTTCTGTTTCTGTTGATGTCTCTTCAGCAGTTTCAGCTTCTGGTGTTGTTTCAGCAACTTCTGCCGCAGCTGCTCCAGTATCACCAAATTCAGGAATAGATTCTCCACCTAAAGCAGAACCACCACCAGCACCACCACCACCGCCTAATGCAGATCCACCAGCACCACCTCCAGCAGTTACATCAGCTTCAGCAGTTGCTTGACTTGTAGCATCTTGTATTTCTCTCCAATTTGGACCCATACTAGCAATTTGATCTAACTCCCATTTTAAAGCAGCATCTTTTCTTAACCATTCCATGTTTTCGCTAATTTTTGCGTCATTTAAATTTAAATAGTGGCGCATTGCAAATGTTTTAGAAATTTGTTCTTGAGTAGCCATTGATTCAAAATTTTTAATTTTGATTTCTAGATTTTGATTTTGTCTCAATGCAAAATAACTACTTGGTTCTACGAATTTTAAATCAAAATAAGACTCATTTAATTTATATTCTTTCCACCATCCTCTTATTTTTAAATGAGTTACAAAAGCATCTTTTAATCCTTTTGCAAACTGACTTTGCATACGCAATATCATTTTTGCAAATTTTAATTCATCTCTTAGTATTTCTGCACCATCTTTATAAGAATCTTCTGGATTTAAACGAGTAGCAGGAACTCCTAATGCATTATACAATTTTGTAACAAAATATAATAAATCTTTTAATTCACCCAAATTTTGACCACCTTGTAATAATTGAACATCCGACCCAGTTTCTCCTGATCTTTTGGCAAACCAAAAAGAATCAAGCATTGATTGTGGATCGTATATATTTCCAGCACTTCCTCCGTTTTGAGGATCATATGTTTTTTTAGCCCAATATGACTGCATTAATTGTTTTAAATATGATTCTGCCTTTGCTGGTGGCATATTTCCAACATCAATAGTAAATTTAAGTCTTTCTGGAGCGCGAACCAAACGATATATAACAATAGCATCTTCTATCAAAGACAGTTGTTTATATGCTCGTCTACCTCTTTCGACGTGAGGAATTCGCATAGACATGTCCTCGTTCCACATTCCAGAATTTATGTATGTAATTTGATTTCCCTCAAATGTTATTAATTGATGCTGTAAAGAATTGGCTGGATTTGGGTTTGAGTTTGGCAGATTGAACTGATTTTGTTGAGGATCTGCCATGTTAATTGGCTTTTGAAATATAAAATTCTGAATTACATTATTTTGTATATTATCATAAATCGGATTAATCAACTCACCTGGTACGTTTAACACGCCTATAATTCCCAAATCTTTATTTTTATCATGTATTATATTTTCGAAAAATATTTCTCCCTCGGTTAACAATTGTCTACAATAACCCCATCCTTTATGTTCTAAGTCAAAAAGATTTATAAATTTAGAAAATTCTTTTTCTATTTCGGCTTTTTCTTGATTTTCTATTTTACAAAACATTGAAAAATTTAAACTAACAACTCTTCCATATTCATCTTTGTTGATAAATTCATCACATATCTCGTCCAAACAATCCGCAACTTCAGAAAATGCTGCCATTCTTCTATATTCTGACAATCTTCTAATTTTATCAGAATCAATATGTGCATATATAAAATTATGATAACCTTTATCGGTAGCCATCATATTTGGATTATAGTAATCCGAAGAATTCTGGTTCATGAAAGGACCAGTGATTACCGACTGTTGCATTACTCTTAATTCACGCTTTTTAGATAATCTGTCAAAAATTTCATACTTCGGATTTGTATCATCCACATCTAATGTTTGTTGAACATATGGTAATTTAGATAAAATAGAAGATATAAATCCTCTACCATTATCAGGTTGTCTATTTGCTTGTGGTACGATATCAGCCATATGACATATACTTACAATGTTTTTAATTTATTGCTAGTGTTAATATTTCAAAATATATTGCTTAACTTGATATTCTAAAAATTATTTATTGTACAGAATTTATTATTAAAGCAGCAGAAACAGTAGGAGTAATTCCATCTAATTGAACTATTATAGTTTCTGTTCCCTCTGTTAAGAAATCTTCAGAGACAGTAAATTGTGTTCTACCATATCCATTAGAAAAATTACCATTTAAGGGAATATTAATATATTCTTCTGATATACCAGTTATGGTATATGAAATATCATCGCTTACATTATTAGTTTCTAATTCAATGAATCCAGATATTCCTTCGTTTAATTTTGTTATAGGTGTATATTGACAAAACTGATATGCATCATCTGTATCTTCAACACCATTAGAAAAATATAAATTATATTTAGGAATTTTTATTAAATTACTTCTACCTAATTGATAAAAAACTCTACCGGATAAATTTACAGTAGTTGAATAATCATTAGAATTTATTTCATCCAAAATAACATGGGTAGAATTTGAACTTAGAGTAGGAATGTTTGTACCATCCCAAGGAGCTAAATTCAAATCTCTTGCTATATTTGTTATTCTGCATCCAATAGAAAATGTTGGAAAATCCATACCCGGTCCAGCAAAAAGCAAACCAACTATTTTCCATTTTTCATTTGGTGTTCCTCTATCAAACAATCCAAGAACCATAGATCCAGAATCTCCACCTCTACCGGGCACTATATTTCCTCTAAATAAAAAACAATTAGAAAATAAAGAATGATATCCGCTATATACACCAACCATAACATTGTTAAATTCATATGCTGATAAACTACAACTTTGTGAGTTCCCTGGATATCCAATCGGACCACATGTTCTACCAGATCTAAATAAAGGAGCACCAAAATTTACAGAATTACTATCTAACAATGAATCTATTTCTTCGTCCGTTGCAAAAGGATAAGGAGGTGCAAATTCAAATCCTATAGGTTGCAAACTATTAGAATTTATCAATTCATCATAAGATTTTAATTTAACAATTGCAGCATCACAAGATGTATCTGCTATAACATTACCAATAACCTCAGTAGAATCAATGTTTCCGATAGGAACTACTCTTTTTGCTGTCCCTATAAAATCTTCTTCCATAGATGTTTTCCAATATCCACTTGGTTGATATGCTGATAGATTTGATATATTAGTTACAATCTTAGTTTTTATGTTTGCTAAAAGTTGAGAATCCGTAAAAACGTGATTATTGGAAAGCGCAACAATCTGACCATCGCTTTTATCAATCACAAAGGTTCCTAATGTACCAACAACTCTTCCCCAATTTTCTCCTCCTATAGTTTCACATCCAGATTTCAATTCTCTTCTTCTCATTCTGTTCGATTTGACTGGCTCTACTGTATTAGATATATTATGACAGTCTGTGTAAGATGGTGTACCGTTACCGTTAAGGGGTTGAATACTATCAAAAGATTCAATATTTTTAATTTCAATCGGAACTGATATTTTTGTAAATTTAGAAACCGAATTTTCATTTAATTTTTGGTATATTACTTTTTCTTGTACGTCTGTTTTATAAAAACTATCTTGTATTTGATAAGTTTTTGGTAATAACTCATTAGTTGGAATAGCACTTAATGGTTTTTTGCTATCAACAGTAAAAATTAAAGAATACTCTCCAGTTTCTACCCCATCTTTAACTTTTGGTCCCCATCCTAGTCCAAGAACATTTTTATCCGGAAAAACATCATTGATATTGGTTTCACGTATCCACTTTAATAATTCTTTTGTGTTATTATTCATAATTTTTAATTTCTATCCTACCGCTGTTACTTGGATATAGTGTATCAGTATAAACAAACGAATCGGGTGTATTTTCATTTGGAGTAAAATATATTGTCTTGTCACTTACACCGTACCACGGATCATTATTGTATGATCCTTCTATATGAGTTCCAACATCAAATAAATCACTTCTTAATGCAAATGGATGATTATTGCTTTTTATGATAAAATCATAATTTGTACCTCTATAACAAGTTAATGTTGGACAATTTGAACCTATTTGATCAAATCTATATCTAGCATTTATGTCATCGTTTACTGGTTCAACATCTATAACCAAAGGTATAGAATCTGCTGAATAAATTGCATCTTCATTCCATCTTCTAGGAACTGGTCTGGTAGGAGGTGGTAAAATTTCCCATAAAGCATTTAAAAAATTATCTAATGCGTCTTTTAGTAAAATTAAATCTACATTTGAACCAATTGAATACCAAGAACCCCTATGACCAGTATTGTTATTATAGACATAAAAAGGAGTTGGTTTTTTATTTAAAGATCTATCTGATTCAACGACCGAATCTTCACTTATTCCAAGTACTGGATATGTATCATAAGAATCTCCTAATAAAGATGTTGCTTCCCATGTATCAGTATTTAAAGTTACTCCAAATAAAGAATGATACCATTCCAGTTGTTTCGCTTGTATTCCCCACCATAAATCATACATATAATGTTTATGGTTTAAACTACAGCCCAATAGAACAGGGTCACTTTGAGTTTGCAATTGATTGTATGCCATATCATAATCTTCACCAGAATTAATAATATCAGTTGTAATATCAGGATCTTGTGACAATATTAGATGATTAATTACTTGTTCTTCTGGAGTAGTTACGTGACGTTCGGTGATGTAAAAACTAAAATGTCTATCATTAGACAAATCACTATTTAAAAAATTAGTATTTAAGTTTTTACCAGTGTTTCCTTTTAAACCACTTGCTCTGTTATAATCTGCCTCAATGAAACTATTTTCAACATTTGTAGGAATTGGACCTTTTAGCGGAACCAATGCTCCATTAAGTGTTCTAGCACCAACCATTATACAAGCAGCTGATAAAGAATGCCAAACATTTTTATCTTTTAAATCAACAACAAAATTATTTATTGTTTGTTTTACTAAGTTTTCCAATTCTTCTCCGTCAGCATTTTCAACTCTATTGATATAATCTAATGCATCACTATCAAGAGTTGGAGTTGGAGTTGGAGTTGGAGTTGGAGTTGGAGTAGGCGTTGGAATTGGTTCCGCACATCCTAATACAAATCCATAAATTCCTTCTTGTGGATTTATGATATTTTTTAATTTCCAAGTACTCATACCATTAATACCCCACAAACCACCAATATCCCAATTTTCGAATAAAAGATGTTCACCTTCTATGAATACTCTTTCATCAAGATATTTAAATCCTCTTACATCCGAAATTGGTGAATCTTGATATTCTGCTTGTGTTAAAATTCCAAATTCACCATATGGTATAAGCAATTGTACACCATCAGGATCTTCGTTTGGTCTGTTTACACCATATGTTGCTACACCAGGAGTACCATCAGCATCTAAATCTACCGTATAAATTGCGCCAGAAGTTAAGCCTGTTATTTTATTAGTATCTGGTAATTTTGAAATCATTCCATTCGAATAAATTAGTATGTTGTCTCTTAAAAAATTATCTCCTTCGGGTAAACAAGATAAATTAGTTGGAGATGGAGTTGGAGTTGGAGGAACAGGGGTTCCAGTTGGAGTTGGAGTTGGAGGAACAGGGGTTCCAGTTGGAGTTGGAGTTGGAGGAACAGGGGTTCCAGTTGGAGTTGGCG